AAGGTATGGCTCCAGAGAACGCGCAGAATATGGCGCTTCAGATGGCTCAGCAAATGCTTCAGCAGAAGCAGGCCAGCGATTCGAAGAACGGCATATCGTCGCAGGTTCCAGAGCAGGCTCCGCAGCAAGGCGTTACCGGGCAGCAGGCGATGATGGCGCAGGCGCGTGGTATGTAGCATTTAGTGCTTGTATTATCATATGCAACATGCTATACTTTATGTACACATAGAGGAACTTCTCCAAAGTATCCGTCCCTGTGTAAAGAAGATCGGCCCCATCCGGTCCAAGGTTTTTCGAAAACGATGCAAAAAGACCCGGCAATCACAGCCTTTACGCTGCCCGCCGGGTCTTTTTGTGTTTACCAAACCTTTAAGCCGGACTTTGTACAACTATCCAGCATTAAATGAGAAAACCAACCAACAAGTAAACCTCCGCCACACTGCGGGTCCCATAAGGCGACCAGTCCGCACACCGGCAACATCACCCACAACCTATGCGTCGGACCGCGATGCTTCAACCAAATGTAAAGCGGTAGTATTCTTGCAGCCGGAGCGCCCTTTATGTCTGCGTCAGGTATCAGCGCTCCGATTACTACGAAAATAGGGTTTACATATAAGTTCCCGACAAGCAGCATCAGCCAGAGTAGGAAGCCAAAATACACATGCACACGTCCGTTTGGGACACAACACCTCCATTCTCTATTAGCTTGCCCAATATGTTGACGTAGTATTCTATGAATCTATTGCCAATTACTAGATTTTGTAGTAGAATCACCTTAGAACGGGTAGGCTCCCGCAAACAGCCCAAACTTGTAAACAAAACTTCGCGACCCACGCGTATAAAGGGAAAGGTGGAAAAGCGTATGGACCCAAATGAACTTATTGATGCAGACGGATTGATTGACTTCGGCGAGGATACCTCAGATGTAAATCCCGGCGACTTCTTGGAAGACGACAACGACGACAATAACACGGACAAGCCTGACGAATCCGAAAAGTTTCATGGCATAGAGGAAGACGAAGAAGACGAAGAAGACGCTGAACCCATTGTAGAGGAAGAAAAGAAGGACCCGGAAACGGAACCTGAAAAGAAAGCCGATACACGGACCCCTGAGCAACTGGAACAGGACCGCCAAGCAGCGGAACGACGCAGAGAAGCCAAATTGCAGGAGCAGCTTCAGGCTTCGCCAGAGTTCCAACTGGCTAAGACCCTAAGCGACATCTACGGTAAACCTGTACCTGAGATTATGGCCCAGCTGCAAGAAGCCCAGCTGAAGAAACAGGCGGAAGCGCAAAACGTCCCTATCGAAATTCTGCGCCGTGAACAAGAGCGTGATAGACAGCTTGCCCAGCAAAAGCAGGAACTTGATCGTCTTAACTTCCAGATGTGGCAAAACCGCATCGAAGGAGAGAAAGCCGCGATTTCGGAGAAGTATCCAATGCTTGACGAAGCAGACCTTACAACGGCTGTATCGTACTTGCTGACGGAACTCAAAAACCCTGAGCTGCCTTTAGACCGTGCGGTCATGGCCCTGTATCACGAAAAGATCATCGAAGGTGTACGCAAAGCGGAACGTAATGAAGCCCTAGCGGAAATGAGCGGACGGAAAAAAGGTTCGGTTCCTCCGCCATCCAATAATAAGGCTAACGATTCCCAAGACGCTTTGACGGATGAAGAAAAATACATCGCTAAGCAGATGGGATTAACGGAAGCCCAATATCTCAAATGGAAGTAGGTGTAGGGAATGGGATTGCAATTTCGCAGAGGTCTTAACTCTGACGCAGTTAACCCGGTAAAAGACTGGAAGCTTGACGCTACATACGCGGCTACGGCTAAGCCGTACGACCTTGTTAAGCTAAACGGCTCCGGCGATGTAGTGCTTGCAGCTACGAATGACACATCCGTACTTGGTGTACTGGAAGGTCTGGAGATTCGTCAGCAAGGCGATTCGCTTACTTACGGAAAAGTCCGTACTGTAGCAGGCATCTATGAAGTTCCGTATGTAGGTGGCACACCAACGGTTGGCGGCGTTAACCCTGTTACAATGACAAACGGCGGTCAATTGAACGCTGCCGTGGCTACAACGCCGGTATTCAAAGTTATTGCAGTTAACGCTTCGCGCAGCACAGCTGACGTCATTATCACAGGCCGTCTACTGGTCTAATAGGGGAGGGACATAACCAATGGCAGTTATTCGCGGTAATTATTCGAAGTTACTGGAGCCGGGTCTTCGTAAGATCATTTTCGAAACTTACAAAGAAAAGCCGGAACAATACTCCAAATTCCTGAACGTCCTTAGCTCGAAAAAAGCTATGGAAACGGACCTTCGTATGGGCGGCTTCGGTCTCTTTAACACTAAAGGGACTACGGATGCTACGGAGTACGAAGACCCAACAGCAACTGACACTGTTCAGTACAAACACGTTACCTTCTCGAAAGGTTTCCAAGTAGAGAAAGAGCTTGTTGACGATGAACAGTATGGTCAGATTAACAAAATGCCGAAGGCGCTGGGCCGTTCTGCCCGCGCAACCATCGAAACAGAAGCAGCTAAAATCCTGAACAACGCAGCTGTTGCTTCCCCTACGAACTGGAAAGGCGAAGCGCTTATCAGCGCCAGCCATGCTCGTTTGGACGGCGGTACAACAACTAACGCTATCGGCGACTTGGCGTTGACGGAAGCTAACCTTGAAATCGCGTTGAAGCTGGGTGCAGAGCAGATCGACGAGCGCGGTCTGAAAATGCAGCTGAACTTCGATACATTGATTGTCCCACGCGCACTGGAGTTTACAGCGATGAAAATTGCTGAATCCACGCTGCTGCCGGGTACAAATAACAATGATATCAACCCGATGAAGGGTCGTTTCAATATCATCGTTCTCGACTACCTGACAGATACGAACAACTGGTTCTTGCAGGACTCTACTGCTCACCAGCTGAACTTCTTCTGGAGAGAGAAGATGAACTTCAAGACGACAACCGACTTCGATACGGACGTTGCGAAGTACAAAATGCGCTTCCGTTTCAGCTCTGGCTGGACGGATCACAGAGGTATCCTCGGCGCTATCGTAACAGGCGGCTAATAAATAAAACGAACACCCTCATGGTACAAGCTATGGGGGTGTTTTCGGATATAAGGGAGGAAAGAACAATGCGTACCGAAGAATTTGGCATGCTGGCTACAAGACAAGAGCAGATGCAATACGCGATGCTGCAAGAGCTGCGGGAGATTAAGCTGCTGCTTACACCGAAGGAGCCTGTTGCGGAAAAGCCGAAGCGTAGCAAAGCGAAGCCTGCACCGGAAGCACCGGAAGCACCGGAGGTGATTGAGGATGAAAGTCAGCGAAATGATAGCGATGGTGGAGAGTAACGTCGACGACGTTCTCACATCTGACGTTGTAGTGCCTTGGCTGAACGCTGGCCTTAACAAGCTGGCTGTCGAAGTCAAAGCCGTGTTTCCTCAGTTACGAAATGACGGCGATCTTGAAGACGTTCCAGTTATTGACGAGAAGTACCACGAACTGCTGGTTCTGTATGCTTCAGCTATGTACAAAGGACAGGACAGCGCCCGGATGGAGAAAGCCGACTACCTGAATCAGTTCTACACCGATATGGCGAACTTCGCGGAGAACTACAACCCGCCTATGCAGTACCGCGACGACGAGCTGGTGCAGCAATACAAGGCTACAGCCGGACAAACCACGTTCACGATTACAAGCGACATTTACAACGAGCAGTACGGGAACCTAAAAGTCTACGTAAACAGCGTAAAAACTACAGGTTTCACGAAATCCGGCAATACATTTACATTAACGAATCCTGCATCTGAAGGCGATGCTGTAACAGCTATATGGGAATCCCACGCAGAGCTGGAACAAGCTCCTTACGGATGGACTTGGTAAAGAGGTGATATGCGGTGACTAGGCAATCCATTCAGGCGGACTCGTCTCAGAAGTTATTCGAGTCGTTTATGGACTTCTCCGGCGGTTTGAACTCGGAAATGTCCAACGAGCAGCTGAGGGAGAATGAATATACGACGTTCGAGAATGTTGACTTGGACGGCATAAACCCACGCCTGCGTTCCGGGCGTATCCGGCTCGGAACAGCGGGTACTTCAGGTTTTGCGCAAGGGATGTTCTTCTTCTATCAGATCAATGCTATCGCTCCGCATATCATCGTAGCTGCTTTCGGCAGGCTGTACCGTATTGTAGCCGGTAACTCTATCGAAATCCCGATCACAGACGGAACAAACCCGTTCACATTCCAAACGGATCGGACCGTTGAAGCGGTGCAGTACCGGGAAACGCTGTACATAGCAACGGGTACAAAACTCGTTGAATTGTGGATCGACACGGACGATACATTCAAAGCCCGGACGATTACGCCGTATACTCCAACCGTTATGGAAGCTATCTATATCGGTACAAATGCAATGGCGGACAATCCTTCAGGTTACATCCAAGATGGCACGGCGTCCGTACTCGCCTTAACAGGTATCCAGCCGGACCGCCAGAAATCTGCAATTAACCTTCCAGTTGAATTTACCGCGTTCATAGACAAGCGCGTTTCATATAGCGGTACTCATGATTTCAAGTGGGAGTATAAAAAGACCGCAGAGACGGACTTCAAACTCATTAGTGATTGGCAGGCCGGTCATCAGGTCCTTGATATGAAGTTCACGGAGCTGGGACCCTTCGATATTAAAGCGACGGTTCGAGAATCTGCCGCACCGCTTAGTCTTGCAGGTAGACCTATTACCGCATACAACACGGTCAGCCCGAATCAGGTCGAGACAAACTTAATAGACGGTCTGGATACGACGTACTTGGAAATGCAGTATAATTCCGCAACCGGATATACGTCGCAGTTTATGATCGATTTAGGCAGCGTGAAGCAAATCAACCAAATCACGCTAAAGCACTACGGAGCTTACTTGAAAGCAACCGGTGGAACCTACACTAACGCGTTTAATACGAATAGATGGCGCATCCGCACAAGTAACGATAACAGCACTTATACAGATATAAAGACGGTTACTGGCAACGTTGACGATATTACGAATACAGCGGTTGACGTGTCGTGCAGGTACCTGATGATCATAGTCGAGCAGTCTACGCAGACACCTAGTACGGGCAACACGAAGATCGTAGAGCTTCAGGTATGGGGTCCGCCAAGCGTAGATTCTAAACAATCAACATTCACGTTGTCGAACTACGCTGTAAATAGTACAGACTCGACAGCCGATATACCAACGGACGGTATCCGCCAATGTAACAAAATCGTCTTGCATTGGGACCGGCTGATTCTATATGGCGACCCGCTGCACCCGTACCAGATATACGTCTCGGACCTGACGAACCCGTACTACTGGCCTACGACAAATACGATTATGTTCAATACCGGCAAGCTTGAAGCGATTACGTCGATCACACGGTTCCAAGACTTGCTGCTGATCTTCACGAAGACAACGATTCAAACACTGACCGGCAAGTCTCCAGATGACTATGCACGGTATCAGATTCACGACGGTTTGGGCGCTGTAGCAGGTTGGTCCGTGAAGGTTGTAGGTAACAATGTCATGTTCCTGTCTCATGAAGGGGTTATGCTGCTGAAGCCGAACCCTTACCGGCTGGAATCTATGAATGTCAGTCGGGCAGATCGTCAGGTGAAATCAGAAATGCCGACGGATAGCGATGCCTGCGCGATTGTTACCCAAGGTCAGTACTGGCTATGCTTCCCGCAGAAGCGGATCATATATAGGTTCTATTATGAGCGCGGCGTATGGGTCAAGGATGTTAACCCGGACAGTTTACACTTCAGGCAATTCCTGCTGTACGGCGAAGACATCTACAACCTGACACTGGATGCGAAGCTGTTGCGGCACGATCCTAACGTGTACACCGATGACGACTATATGTATTCGATCATCGTAGAGTCAAAGCACTTGGACTTCTCGTCGTCGTTTAACCAGAAGAAGCTAAAACGTCTTTACGTTCTGGCTCGACACTACAAGGATCACAACATCGACCTGTACGTCACGGTGAAAGCGGACTCGGCTATCGCACTTACGCCGGAACACGGTCAAGCGGTTATTACCGAAGACGGATTCGTTGAATGGCAGTATGACGTTACGCCGAATATGCACTTCTACACCGGCACAACGTTAGGCTTGTGGACTGTGGGTCAATCGTCGTTCGGGGAAGCACTTATCTCCGTTCAGAAAGCATCTGTTCGCGGTAAATGCCGCCGGACCAAGATCAGATTCGAGTACAAAGGCGGTCAACCGTTTGAATTTTACGGATTCGGCTTTGAATTTAGGCTCAAAAAGCCGTAAAGGAGGTAGAGACAGTTGGCAAAAATCAATCCTAGCACAATGAAGAACTGGAACAACGGCGACATCATGTTCGAAGCGGATTATGAGAAAGAGCGCTCCGTCATCATTACCGCAATCAACGCAAACGACGACCAGATTAAAGCTGTTGATGCGAAGCACGACGGTAATACAACGGAACTGGATGCGAAGATCGACGAAAAAGATACAGCAATGCGTACCTATGTCGATAACAAAAAGGTTAAAACGGACGACATCCTGCCTGAAGCTGTAACGCCTGATAAAATCGCACCGGGAATCCGGGAAGATCGGATCGAACTCGATTATCCGACCAGTCAGGTTGCACAACGGCTGGCGCAGCTGGAAGCGAATCCGGCAGGTATCCCGGAAGTACAGGCAGCACGTGGCGGATATCCGTCCCTTGCAGCACGGCTGGACGCACTAAGCCCAACCTTCTCTATGCCAGAGTATAAAACAACAGCCACAGCCGGTCAGACTGTGTTCGACGTATCGAGCGTAGGGCAGTTCGCGGTAGGTCAAAAGCGCATCCTCTCCTTCTTGATCGACGGCTATCAACAATCGAACTACACGGAAACAAGCTCTACAAAGCTAACCATTGCGAGTCCGTGCGAAGGCGGCGAACAAGTCTTCATCAAGTTTATACAAGGCGATTACTTACCAATGACTTCAGGTCACGGCAGAGCACACCGCAAAGGCGGAGTCGATGCAATTAATATCAACGATCTTGAAGGCGCTGATGATTTTGCAGTCCGCTTTGACCGCGATGTCAATGTTAAAGCGTACGGCGCTAAGGGCGATGGCGTTACGGACGATACGGCAGCTATTCAAGCCGCGATAAACGCGTGCGGAAACAAGCGCAGAGTTTACTTCCCTAACGGAACGTACGTCGTCAAGTCGACACTGGATGGCTCTCCTTGTTGTGGATTCGTCGGTGAGCAAGGCGGTGTAACTTTACTCTGGCTTCCGACAGACCGTACAACGGACTTGTTGCCGTGTGTTCGTATCCAGAGTAATCCTAACACTGTGCTTTCTCTGTACGAAAATATCACCATTGCCAGCGACGTTCCATATAGCGCGGCAACACTTGGCACATACATTACAAAATCGTACTTCGATACTTCTGACTACCGTATGTTCGCGGTAGGTTCCGTAGCTTTTGGAGTATCCGGCAAAGCAAAGCCGGTATTCCGTAATTGCAGTACGCGGAATGTAAAAGTCGGCCTTCATCTTGATGCGGACGACGGACATATCACTTCGTATGACTGTAACTGGAGCGGCTTAATCGGCGTTTACGTCAGTAAAAACGCTTGGGACTACTTCTTCCAAGGCGGAGGTATTCAAGGCATATTCACAGGCATCCTGCTAGGTTGCAAAATGTACGTAGGGTACAGCGGTGGTATGGGTGCTACAATGACCCGTGTCCACTTAGGCTACAGCGCCTACGGCATTTACCAATGTATCGACGACTTAGCGAACTACAACGCACAGCAGTACGTTGGCGGTCTGATCGGTGTGTATACAACGGTACGATTCGAACAGATCGGTGAAGCGGCTATTAAGATGCTACCGAAATCCCGCACGGACGGTACAACGTTTACAGGCTTCGGCATGAGTTGGAGTATTCAAGGTTCGCCGGAAGATTACACCATTCCAGCTGCGATCTTGCCGGATAACCAAAAACAGAATTACGGCGCTTACTTCGGGTACTTATCGAACTCCAAGTTCGGTCAGTTGGATGCAGGCCCTGTCTTAAAGTCGAGCAGAGCGAATGCCTTAGGAAATACGTACATTGCATTCTACGATGGCGGAGACTCCGACCTAACAGGTCTGGGAAGCGTGATCCAGTATGGAGACAAGAATCCGGCAGCTAAGATTTCCTCAGCTACACTGTCTGGAATGCTGGGCGGTCTGAATGCAAAAATCTGGAACGCAATGACGGCAGGTAATCTAATTGACGATCCAGAACGAGCTTCCTCTTGGCACACTTACAACAGCGCGACATTCCAAGAGATACCGGGTTCTTCATTACCTGATTGGCAAGGGTCTGAGCCACAAAAGGTTTTAGGCGACAATGTTATTGGGATTAAGGTTACGCCAAACGGAACTGACAGCCCGAACATATACATTGAGTTCCCTGACGTTCCGACACCAGTGGGCACGACTCGACCGCTAAATTTCGAGTACTACATCTACTGCCCGCAGTTTAAGTCCATCCGTTCTCGTATCTCTTTAGGTAACTGGGCTTACCTGTATGACTACTCCTTCGAATTGGCTTCAGCTACATGGAGAAAGGTCAGTAATGTTGATGGAGTGCCAAGCGATACGATGGCCTACAACGCGAACATCTTCGAGCTGCACCCATCGCAACCGACTTATATCGTCGGGGTTATGGTTTCGCAAGGTGTACCGGGTCCGTATGCGAGATTCAAGTATCCGTATACCAGCGAAGCTGTTGGTGCAGATAAGGGTGTCATCGTAAAGGACTTGAACCTTGACAAAAAGGCAATGATCTACTTCGATCAAGGTCAATTAAAGACAAGAGACTGGAGCGACGCGGACGGCATTGGTACGGTTCACGCACCTATGACTCGGATGCTTCAAGGTTCCTACACAGGCGATGCTGCTGCTGGAACGAGAACGATTTCCTTGCCAGGTGTCACGCCGAAGTTTATCTATATCGCGGGTTACACAAGCGCGGGGAACTCGATCACGGCAATCTGGATGGCTAATGCTTTTGTTCATATGGCACAAGGTCTCGCTTCTGGCGGGTCCAGAACGGGACCTACACAGACCGGCACGATGGTCCCTAACGGTATAACGAATGGATTTACTGTGCAAGGCACATCTCCCGGAGACCTGAATGCCGCTGCAAGCACCTACTATTACACCATTCTCTACTAGGAGGGGATACTATGATCGTCAGACCTAACGGTTCTTATGAACAAAACGGCTTATTCCCCAGCTCCAACTGGTACACTAATGAGCCGGATAATTATATCATAGACGAAAGTACTGAGCAGGGGCTTGCCCTTGCTCAGAAAATCATTGCGAACTATCCGAACTACAATTTGGTCGTGGATGACGGCAAGTTAGTCGATGTCACACTGAAGGAGCCGGGGGATGTCCCGGACCCTGAACCTGTTTTCAAACCAGAGCAAGAAATTGTGAAAGCTCTGGCATCCGTTATCTTCAGTTTAGGAGGTGCTTAATTTATGCCGGATAGAATGCCCGAACGAGCCATAGGCGACGGTAAAGGAATTGCAACACAGGCGGAACTTGCTTCCGTAGCAAGTGGCTCCCCAAGAGGATTTTTCACGACATTAGCGGCATTGCAAGCGGCTTACCCGACGGGTACGACCGGTTCATGGCTGGTTAACGCGGACCAGAAACTTTACTTTTGGAATGGCTCCGCGTGGACGGCAAGTATTGTATATAACGCAGCTGTTTTACCTGACGGGTCTGTTGACTATGCGAAAACGGATTTTATCACAACCGGTAAGAATCTGTTCGACGCAGACGGCGTGACCATCAACGGTCTCGACTCCACGCTGGGAATTGCGCTGCCGGATTCGCAATGGGTCCTGACACCGTTCATGAAAGCCTTGCCGGGACAGATTCTATACGCATCTACATACGGCGACGGCTCCCAGCGCATTGCGGCTTCGATTATTAATAAGATCGTATTCTACGATTCGAATAAAAACCCGCTTAGCTCTCTGGTGGGCGACCGTGCGACGGCAACTGTTCCAGCTAACGCGGCGTACTGGCGCTGCACGGTTCCTGTATCCTTCAGATATACAGACACTATGATTGAATACGGCGGTGTAAGCAGCACGTACGAGAAATTCAACTACCGTATTGCGCGGCTGGATATCAACCAAACGTACGAAGGGCTTCAGCAGGATGTTTCGGACGCTCAGCAAGACATCACAACGCTGAACGCTTCGATTATGGGGCTAGCTTCGGTAGCCGCGCTTGGTATCGAGAAGCAGGATCGTATTGCAGCCGACACCGCGCATGCAAATGCAGCGCAGGCGCATAACGCGACGCAGATTGTATACGATGCGACCAACAGTGTTAAGCAGAAGCTCGACACTCTGCAATCTGCCTATAGTAACCTGACGACCGGCCCTGCTCCGAATGCGGCGGAGGTGCAGGACATACGGCTTGGTGCAGATGGGACGAATCGAGCTTCAGCCGGTGCAATGGTCCGCGAGATTCACGCACAACAGCTCGATTCAGCATGGGCGTCTACTCCAGTTAAGCATGGTCTTAACAACATCAATCCCGGTGTTAACGCGGCATCTGCAAAGTTTACGGGATACGGCGCAACGCGGGTTAACTTGATGGGCGTAGATGGCGGATTTGAAACTATTGGAATGCCGGGTTGGTTGGCGAGTAGTGCTTCGACAATCAAACAGGATGCAAACAGCGCTGTTTCTGGCACTTATGGCAACTTGGTTACTTCAACAGCTTTAAACGCTTTTTACACAGAAAAGCGAATTTCGTTCTTGCAGGACGGTAAATATTATTTATTCCTTGCAGGCGTGAAAAACTCAACAGCGTCGCAAGTTATTGCGTTATTCCGCTTCACGGATACAAACGTCGGCGGGACCTTAAATACAGCAAAAGGCGGAACGAGCCTTACGTCTGCAAAGGGTACGCCATACGTGAAAATTTCCCCTTCCGATTATTCGGCGGTTAACCAAGTGGGGGCAAGTTCTTGCAATATGAGGATTCAAGGGACTTCCACAGTAATTGGACAATCATTTTCAGTGGATGAAATCCGAGTATTCGAAATCACAGCAGCCGAATACGCAAAAATCGACGTTGATCCCGACTGGACGGGTGACAAGCTTGCGGAGCGTTTCCCATACGTGGACGGCGTGAAGCATGGTCAGGGTGTCGGGGTTAAGAAGACGGGTAAGAACCTTGTCAACCAATTCACGGATGGGTCATGGACAATACATGCGAATGCTTCTGTTTTGTCTCCTACAAGCGTAGTTCTCAATGCGACGGCGGCATCGCAGTCTTGTAATTTGATTGTAAATGTTTTACCTAATACAACGTACACAGTTTCAGCAACGCAGAACGCAACAGACAGCCGATTAGGAATAACGGAGCAAGACGCCAATGGAACAACAACAGTCGTGTATGTTTCAAGACTTTCAGGCGCTGGTTACAAAACTTATACATTCACAACAGGCGCTGGCACGTACCGTTTGAATTTAGCGCTCACAAACAATTCGGCTGGTCAGTATACATGGGATAATGTACAACTTGAACTAGGCTCCACAGCAACGCCATTCGAGCCATACAACGCCGATTTCATTTTCCTGCCGACTATCCTTGCATCGAACCTTGACGGCAGCGTTAGAGATACGGCGTACGAGCGCGAAGGGATTTATTACAAGTATAAGAAGTGGCAGACGGGCAACGTTTTAAGCGGTTCGTTGTCGTGGTCAATCAATGAAACGCAGACGGGATATAAACGAATTAAGCCCGATGTAACAGGTTTCGGTGGCTATTCCGTCACATTACCGAAACGAGTAACTAAATTTGATGGAACGCCCCTTGCAGATTTCGGTATAAACGGCGTTCTTACGGCAAAAGACCAATTTAGTTATGACGGCGGCCCCGGACTATCTATTTCCGTCGGTACGGCTGATTCTGGTTGGGCCGATACACATACGCCTATACTCGCGGATTTAAAGGCATTCGCTAACGGCTGGAAGATGAACAACGGCACACTAGGAACAGCCTATCCCGGCACAGGTACAAAATACTGGACGCCAATCGTTACACCAAAGGCTAACTTTGTGGGTAAGGTTAATGGAAGTACGGTTGAATGCCCACATTTATTAAAACGCGGTGGAAATACAACGCTAATGACGCCCGGAATATTCGGTGGAGAAGATCAAGCCGACAAAGCGCAATATCTCGACGGTAATACGGCGGTTAAAATTTCGTCACCATCAGGTGAGATAGCGCAAATTTTAATATCCTTCAACCTTATCGAACACGTACTACGCAAACACGGCTCAGCGGTATTCGGTGCGGCTGTTACTACGGTTGATAGAGTAACGTGGTTAAAGGCGAATATCGGGCGGATTACGGCGAACTGGTACGGGTATGGTTCAGGGCCAGCCGGGAACAAAGCTAATTTTACACAATATAATTATTTTTCTTCAACATGGAGTTCGCCAAGCACAAATACCAGTTCATCGCCAAGTAAATTATCCTATGCCGTTACTAACATGGGGTCTTATATCGACGCTAACGGCATGGTTTCGTATCTTTCCTACGCAGACGCATCAGACGGAACAACAGCATCCACAGTCTATACGGACTATATTGATCTTGACGTTGAATTGAACGTACAGACCGTTCCGGCAACAGGTTATTCGTCGGTAGATTACAAGCCATATACACTTGATTATGTGCTGGCTACGCCTGTTGAGGAAGTCATTTCCGGCGCGGCGGGTTTTGTATCACTGGCAGCAGGCGGGAATCAGGTTGAATTGTTCGAGGGCGTGATTGTTAGGGAAAAGGTGACGCCGTACAACAATGGGACAACATTCGCATTTATTAATCACGCTACTTATCCGACATCACAAACAAAAAACAGGTACAACAACAACGGCACGCTAATCATTTTTAGAAACGGCGTAGACGATACGAAAAATTGGACGAAAGACCCTGCTCCATCTTGGGCAGGAGGTAGGAGTGGTGCGTATATTGCACTTGCAAACTACGATCCAACCGCCGAATACACAGTCACTTACACCGTTCTGGACAAATTTTCCTATACCGCAAACATTGTCGATGCTATACTAGAATACAAGTCTACTGCCAAAGGGGTACAAGCTGTTACAACGCAGCGCCTTAGCGATGCAGAGACGAATATCAGCATCTTGATTAAGGCAATGGTTGACTTCTACAGCTTTAAAAAATCGTTAGGAGGTTAAGAAGATGGACATCAAAGCCATGCTAGAGCGCTTCAACGTGGACACGGCTGAAATGGAAGACCCGCCCGAGTTTCCAGTTATCCGGGATATTGGTGCAGCGCTCGTTGTTCTGTTCGAAAACAGTGATTGGATGGGCGCAACGCTCGTTCAGCTGCTAACGGAAAACGCGGACCTGAAAGCCCGCGTCGCTGCATTGGAAGGAGGTGCATCCTAAGATGTTAGCCTTCTATAAATACCAAGTCGACAACCAGTTTATGACGCTGGCGCAAGTACCTGAACCGTACCGCAGTCGTCTCGTAGCACTCGGCGAACCGTACGCTTCCATGCCAACAGAATAAGGTGTACAGAATAGGTCACTACGTCGCAAAGTAGTGACTTATTCTATGTAATCGTGCTAGAATGTGGTAAGATAGATTCATAGATTTAAGGAGGTGTGAACCTTGGCTATTATCACGAAACAGCAGAGTAAGCCTACTGTTGCAGGTACAGCAGCATCTATGGCTGCAAACGTTTTGAACCAGCCGCAGGCTACAGTACAAGCGGCGGGCGCTAATATAATCGCTCCAAAAACGACAACAGCAACTACGCCTGCTCCAGTTACAAACACTACTACCCCGTCAACGGCATCCGCACCGAAGGACCCGCTGAACGAGATTCTATACCTTAAACAACAATGGCAGAAAGCCGCAGACTCCGGCAACGCGGGACTCCAGTCTTGGGCGGAGCAACAAGCGAAACAATACTATTCTCAGCTGGACCCGAACACAGCAAAGGCTGCACAGAGTATGAGCGCGGATGTCTTCTCGCAGGAAATGGGGAATCTGAAGAGCGGTACATACGCGAATCCGGGACAGCAAGCCGCGGGCGGTACATCTTCAGGTGCAAACGGCGGAACAGGTATGACAGGTTCGTACAACGAAATGCTGATGCAGCTGTTCGGTCAGATGAACGGTACAGATCAATCCACTATGAACAGCGCAAGCGTCGACGCGCAGAAAGCTTATCAAGAGCAGCTTCGCAAGTATCAGGAACTTATGAACCAGTACACAACGCAGCAACAAGGCGAACTGGATTCGATCAACAACAAGTTCAACGACTCAAAATCTCAGCTGGAGGATCAATCGTTCCAGAACTGGCTGTCCGCACGACAAAATATTGCGAACAAGGGGTTGGCTGGAAGTGGACTCGAACAAGACTCGAACACCCGGCTTGGGCTGGCGCGTAACAAATCGCTCGCAGCTCTCCAAGCTGATTCGCTTGACGCTATTAATAACGTTAACCGTACTTACGGCGATAAGCTCAGTCAAGCTGCTGCCGACAAAGCCGCAACCAGTCTAAGCGATTTACAGCAGCAATACTTTAAGCAGTACTCCGACGCAAATCGTAACTCGATGATGGATCAAGCGAAGCTTTACGCGCAGCTAATCGGTCAAGCGCTTCCGTATGACTTCCAGTCCGCAGATAATGCAGCGAACAACGGCTACAAATACGACGAACTGGCTACGAATACGAAGTACAACTACGACAAAATGACCGTCGAAGCGAAACAGTTCTACGATAAATTGTCGTCTGACGAGAAGCAATTCTACGATAAATTGGCGTCGGATTACGGTATCCAGCTTACAAGCATTATGGGCTATGACAGCCAAGGTCGCCCTACACTGGATATGAAGAAGCTGGAGGAACAAATCCGTTCGAACAAAGCCGGAGAGCAGCTTAGCTACGACAGCTTATCGGCTCAGGTATCCCAGTGGGCACAGCAGAACCAACTGGACGCTTCGAAGCTCACGCTGGACACTCAAGAGTTCTCGCACAAGATCGACTACGACAATCAAATGATCAAACAAGCCGGAGCGAACCTGCAAAACGATTCCGACCGGTTTATCTTGGACGGACTCCAAACGCAACTTTCTCAGGTAGCCAGCATTATTGCATCCAAGCAGAAGACGTTGAAATCTGGTCAAACGCTTCCTGCTAACGACCCGGACGTTACGAACTACAACAAGATTATGAATGCCATCAACGGTCTGATCACAAGCCGCAGCGCTCCTACATCTTCAGGTAACGGGGCTTTTAATGAAGGGGCGAAGGTAAGCGGCGACTATTCGTCCCAAATAAACTCAGCAGCCGCTAAATATGGCGTAGACGCCAAGCTGGTCAAAGCCGTAGCGACGCAAGAGTCGTCGCTCGGTAAAGCGTCTAGTAACGTAATGCAGGTCAACGGTATGAACGATTCCGGGGCTGATGCAAGTATCAATCAAGGTACAAGCATGCTGGCATCTTATGTGAAGAAGTACGGAAGCGTCGAATGGGCGCTTGCTGCCTACAACATGGGGCCGGGTATTATTAACTGGGCGAAGAACAACGGATACTCGGACCCGCGTAAAGCGATGGCGGCGTTCTCTACTTACCAAAAGCAGAAGAACGGCTACAAGGTTTATGGCGATCCTGAGTACATTGACCATGTGCTGCGTTACTACAAGTAAGGAGGATGACCGATGGCGGATAGGACAGAATTTCTAAAAGCCTTAGAGGAATTGCGTAAGAGCGGGCAGGCTGACCTATCCGCTCTCAATTCCTTGCCTAAAACGGAAGAACTGAAGCTGCCGACTAAGCCGAACTTCGATCTTCCAACTTGGGGTGTATCGTTCGGCGGGCAGGCGGAAGCGCCGAAACAAAGCGGTAACGGACAGGCTTGGTGGAGAGACGCGCTCGACGCAATGAGCGGTCTTGGCTCCGCCGGTACGGACTTTGTTGCTCACCAGATGGACAATGTGAAGGATATATTCAGCGGTAAGCACAGCATCCAGAACATCCTGAAGGGCGATTTCAGCTTCAAAGACATCAACAACCTGCTGGGTGATATGGACCCGATAAAGGGGACGCTCAACAGGCTGCTAGACGGTGGCGTTAAAGGTCAGATCGACGCTTGGAAGCAGCCGGGTCTTGGAGCTGAGGACATTCCGGGCGTTGGTTTCCTTATGGGAATGAACGATAAAGCACAGCACGGCAGCGACATCTTGACAAAGCTTGGCGCGGACCCAAACAGCAAGGCGACGAAATGGGGCGGCATTGGGCTGGACATTGCGCTGGACCCGACAACCTATCTGACATTCGGCGCTGGGTCGGTCGCGAAAGCTGGTGTCCGGGCCGGGGCGTCGACGGCAGCGAAGACAGCTGCACAGTACGGTGCGAAGGTTGGTCGAACAACGGATGAAACGCTGGCGAATATCCAGAAGGCGATCTTCGCTAAAGTTGGAGACCCTGTGAAGGCTGAAGAATTGTACAACGGTATTCAAAAGACGGTCTCCAATTCAGAGAAAGCTGCCCGGTTCAAGTCGCAGAACGCATTGTTCAGCTTCGACGTACCGTTCACCAATATTACAACGCCGTTAATACAGAAGGGCGCGAAGAATCCGTTCTTCATCACGGAGAACACCGTCCACGGCGCACAAGCTGCACAAGCCGGTCGCATGCTGAACGCGCTGGCTGGCGACGATCCTGCAAAAGCAGCAGACCTGCTGAAGCGTACATACGGAATCGACGACGTTGCAAAAATGAACGCGCAGCAGTTTGATCATCTGGCAAGTGAGTTTGAGAAGGTAGGCGGGCAATCAATGTTCCCACCGGGCAAGGACCCGTTTGCTTCAGATACACCAACACCTCCTTCCGCTTTCAGCGAAGTTATTCCGCCGAAGGCCGCGCCCGCCGCCGGTAACGCTATTCCGCCGCAAGCCTTAGAATCTGGATTGAAGGGTCTTCCGGGTCCTGAAGTCATCAGTACCGGCGGTAAAGCATCGAGCCGGATTCCGAAGGCCGCGCAGGTGATTGACGGGGAGTTCTCCGCTGTCGATAATGTCCTTCCAGAGCTTAGCAAGTTCGTGCAGGATGCAGGCGGGCAGTCCAAGGTCGGCAGAGCGCTTCGGAATACAGGCATTGGTAAAGCGCTGACGACTCGTAACGGACACATCGCTTCCGAAATTGCTGACGCAGAGCAAGCCACGCACGGCGGCAAAGCCTACGCCGATATGCAGGTCAAGAGTATCGACAAGACGATGAAGGGCCTATCGGATACACAGAGACGCGAAGTTGTTGATGTAGTCGAAGGCACTCGCCAAGCATCCAATGATCAAATCCGTGCAGCGGCAGACGAGATTCGCAAAGTACTGGACGGTGTGAAAGGCGACGAGCAGGCTTCAGGTATCCTGAAACAAACGCTCGACAATTACTTCCCGCACGTTCTATCCGACAACCCGGAATTGCTGGCTAAGTTTGAGAAGCTGAAGCAGACGGACCCGGTGTTGGGCCAGTTCTCGCAAGGTTCCCAATTCTCCAAGGAGCGTCAATCCTTCCGCACAATGAAGGAGCTGGATGACTACCTGTCCGGCGTAAAGAAAGCCGCAGAGAACGCGACCGGCAATGAAGCGAATGACTTGTGGGACAAGTACAATACCGTTTCTCAGTTATTCGAACGGGACCCTTCAGCTGCTCTTACAAAGCGCCTTCATAAATCGGCCCGCGCTACGGCGATGGCGAAAATGTACACCCGGTTCAAGAAGGACGGACTGCTGTTCAAAGCAGCGGACGCTCCGCAGGATGTCCGGGACCTGTCGGATTTCAAGCGCCTGAGCGAATCTGAAGCGAAGAAGCTGGGCCTAGACACCGGCGACTACGTGCATAAGGAGGTCATGGAAGGTCTGTCGAAAGTTCGCGGCCTGTTCACGGACGAAAATATGAACGATATTCTGAGCAGCCTTGACCGTGTGAATGGCATCTGGAAGACGCTCGTCACAACCAGCAAGCCTTCCCATCACCTGTACAACCTTATGGGCAACGTTGCAGTCAACATGATGGCAGGTGTCAATCCAAAGTACTACACGCAGGCCGGTAAGTTCCTGAAGCGGTTCAAGAGCGGCAAGGTATCTGAGGAAGACGTTAAGCTTATGAAGGATATGCTCCAGCGCGGCGTCCTGTTTGGCGGCGACACGTCGGAGTACGTGAAGGCCCTCGGCAGCAAGTGGAAGGTCGAAAAGTTCGCCTACGATAACCCGTACACCAAACTGATGACGAGAATAGGCCACAGCTTCGATAACTTTTCCCGCGTTGCTCATTATATGGACAAGCTGGAGAAGACCCGCGATCCGAAGATGGCAGCACAGAGCGTTCGAAAGTATCTATTCAACTACCGGGAAATGACGAAGACTGACAGAGGTATCCGCCTTATTGCGCCGTTCTGGAACTGGACCAAGCGGAACATCCCGCTTCAGCTGGAGAAGCTGATGCAGACGCCGCGATACGCACAGACCTATAACCGCATTCAGGCGGAAATGATGGAAGAACACCCGGATACGCCGGAGTACCGCAAGAAGTCGGCGATGAACATCGGGCTTGGCGGCTTCGACCTGCGCTTGCCGCTGTCTAACTTAGATGACCTGTCCGATCCGTCTCAGATGCTTCTGAACCAACTCGGGCCTTATATCAAGGTTCCGGTTGAAACCAAGATGAATCAGAGCATGTTCACAGGTAATCCGATTGATTATCAATTGAAGTACGAAGGGAAGCGGGACCCTCAAGCATGGACGGACTACGCAGCACAGCAAACAGGCATCTTGGGCGACTTGGCGAAGATACTCGGCATTGCCGGTAACGACTCGCCGCTGGAGGACATTCGAAATCTGCTAGTAGGCAAGCCTATTCCTTCTTCACGTAAAGAATAGGGGGCGTTGATTGTGGTAGGAGAATTGGTTAATAAGGCCGTGGAAAGGTCGGATAGCGTGTTTCTAATCCTGCTTATCATTATGGGGATTGGCATGTGGTGGATCATCCAGTACGTGTTCAAGAAAAATGACCAACGGGAACAGCGCATGCAGGAAGAAAACAACATCCGGGAGAAGCGCTATATCAAGGTTATAGAGACACAGGCGAAGGCGTTCGACGGTCTCCAGAAGGATGTCCACGAAATCAAGACTATTATCACAAGGAGGGAAGCGTAATGCGAATAGCGATAGATGCAGGGCATGGCCCTAACACACCCGGCAAACGAGCACCGAACGATCTCATGCGAGAGTACACATTCAACAGCGCGGTAGCCGACCGGGTTTACGAAATGCTGACGGCGAACTATGAAGTCGAAGTACTGAAGACCTACCACGACTCGGAAGATGTGCCGCTCGGGACACGTACCCGGAATGCGATCAACTGGAAAGCTGAGGTGTTCGTATCTGTACACGCTAACGCATCCGGCGCGGATTGGAGCGCTGCTTCAGGTGTCGAGACGTTCTGGTACAACGGTGCAGGTCCAACAAAGTCCGAAGTACTGGCAGCAAATGTCCAGACCGCCTTAATCCGACGGACCGGAATGGTTAATCGCGGTGTGAAGCGGGACAACTTCCAAGTCATCCGGGACACGTCCCATGCAGATATACCGGCGATCTTGTGTGAATGCGGCTTTATGACGAACCGTGCAGACCTTGCCCGGCTCCAGTCCGGCAGCTACCGGGAGCTATGTGCTCAGGCTATCGTTGACGGTATCGCAGCTACATTCCCGCTTACCAAGAAAGGGGCGAAGTACAAAATGACACCAGCAGACGCTAACGCGATCATTACGAAGTATCTGCAACCGGCATACGCAGCGGCTAAGTCTCCAGCTGAAAGACAAGAAATCGGACGCTTGGCTGACGAAATGCGTAAGGCATCCGGGCAGCAGCCGCAGAACTAAGAAGGGAGGTGACAGTATAATGAGAACATTCATCGGGCCTATTGTATCCCTTATATTCCTTTTCCTTAAAGCTACATTCGGTATCGAGTTCCCGGACGGTGTAGAAGGTCAAGTCGTCGAATGGGCCGTGACCGGCGCAGCTGGTGCTTGGACGCTCTACGGTATCTGGAAAACGCACAATCTGAAGAAAAAGAAAAAGGACACCCTCTATTAAGGGGTGTCTTTGTATTTTACGGCTATATCGTGTTTTTCTTTCAGGTGACGTCCAAGCTGAGACGTTAACATTCCGCATATGGAGCATGTCGAATCATTATAACTTATGATCATTTCCAATATAGGCTCCGGCTTTGGCGTAGGAACCGGCTGTTCTTGAATCAGCCATTCCAAGTACTGCTGCGCTTTCTTCAGGTCCTCTACGCCGTTCTTCTCTTGGAACCGCAGCGTGTACTTAATCACATTCCCCAGCAAAAACCCGATATACTGCTCCTGCGTCATCTTGGCTTTCATAATTTCAAACGGCTCAATGCCACCTTTTTTGTAGTGGTCTGGTCTCATTACTTCGCCTTCTTCCCATATTTATTAAAATAAAGTCCGTGCCGGATCGCATCCCGCATGTGGTCGTTCGTCATCTTATCTTGAAAATAATAGGACCTGCCGCGTTTCTCCAGTATTCCAGTCTCAGTCAGTATTTCATCTGAGAACCTTGCTTTAGCTGAAGGGTCTTGGAACACCCATTCAATATCCTTCATGTAGGCGGACATTCTAAGCCATCCAATCAGCTGTGGCGTGTCGAGTGTGGAACCGACTTTAGCTCGGCTGTTTCCATTCCGCATCCGAAACGACTCGCAGACAATAACCTCTGGGTCGAACTCCATAAACAAATCCCACATTGTAGACCAGTAGCCTTCTTGCGACATAAACATCTTCGCTTCAATATCCCCGAAGTAAAATAAATTCCCGTTATCTATAACAGCATAACCGGTTGTGCCGAAGCCTTCCTTCTCTCCCCAGTTACCTGAAGGATCGAGCGCTAAAACTCGCATGCTGCTTCCTCCTTTTTATTCGTCAAACTCATTTTCTGCATCTCCCCTACTCCCATTCCTTGATCTTGTCTTTAAATTCATAGCCGTGTAACTCGGCGTAGTTATAAACGCGTTCTATCGTCGCACCGTCCCACTCGTAAAATTCTTTCCATTCCTCACAATCTTCCGTATCGATAACCCAATGTAGCGAACCTTCCCACATTTTAAATTCGCGGACAATATACCCTTTTTTCATTTATTGCCCTCCCTTTAGATAAGTGCATCAAACTCATGTTTTGCGCACTTTATCGTGTGATGTATCCTTTAATACCTTGCGACCTAAACCACGCTTCTATTTCGTTAAACTCCTGTTCGCTAATTTGCCAATCTTCTAAGAAGTCATTAAACGAAACTTGTGCAGCTTTTTTCTCTAAAGCGTATAAATATTTGCTCAACTTTTCAGGTTTCTCCACTTCTGTCCCTCCCTCCGATAAGTGCGCAAAATCCATATTTAGCGTACTTTATTCTTCTTCCACCGTAGCCATTATGAAAAAATCATTATTCTTGCCGTTATGGACTATTAGAAGCGCCTGTACGATGTATCCTTTATCTTGCAGGTATCGTTGTATTGCTTTGCTTATATCGGGTTCATTGAGGACTATTTTTGGCAACCATATTCCCTCCTTTCTGATAAGTGCGCCAAATTCGCGTTTAGCGCGCTTCTCTGAACTCCTGTTCTGCTGAATCAAGGAAATTGTCCAACGATTCCAATTCTCCGTTTTGGTGCCAGTTCGTTACCTCATGACCATGACCATACATATTCATCATGTAGATATAGAACTTTCTCAATCCGATCAATTCACGCTTTTCATTTTCGTCCATACATTTCCCTCCCATAAGTGCACCAAATTATCGTTTAGCGCTATTTACTTTCTTCTTCCTGCACGATACGCGCCAAGATGCTAGATACCTGCTTTAAATCTTCACGCTTGATAAACACCGTCGTCCCGTTATCCGTCTTAATTTCGGTATAGTCTTTACCATGTATAGTAAGCAACTGCTTCATCCTCCTTTTGGGTAAGCGCGCAAGATTATTGTTTTGCGCTATTTGCTGGTTTGCAAGTCGATGTCCGGGACAATTGTTTCTGGACGGAAGATCAGCTTGTAGTGGTACGGGTCTTCTTTCTTCGGTTCTAGCTGCTCTACAAGGAATGTTACGTTGTCCGACAAGCCGAGGTAGTGCTTCTTGTACTCGTTCGGACCTGTTTTACATGTGACGGAAAGACGACCTTCCGTATCGTTATTGCCAAGTGAACAAAGCCCTTCCACTTCAAGCAGGTATTTGTCTGTAATTCCATTAATAAATACCACACGGCGCTGCACTTCAAATGAATCAGCCGACTTCGACAGGTTTTCAGATACCACGTTTGCTTCAGATGAACATGCGGATAAGAGCGCTGCCACAGTACCTGCAAGAATGATTGCTTTCAATTT